CGGTGATGACGGGTATGTTTTGGACGGGGAGAAAGAGTTATGAGGTGGGGATATGGACGAGTCAGTTCCAAAGGACAACGGCTCTATGGTATGTCACTTGAAGATCAGCTTGAAAAGCTGCTGGCGCAGGGTATTGACCAAGAGCATATCCTACTGGATACCTACACTGGCACGAAGATCGACAGGCCAAAGTTTAACGAAGTTCTCTCCAAACTGGAACCCGGTGACGAATTGGTGGTATGCAAGCTCGACCGCTTTGCCCGTACCGCTCCCGAAGGAGCCATGTTGGTTCGTGATCTGGTGGAACGGGGTGTTAAGGTCAATATTCTCAACATGGGCGTTGCGGACAATACGCCAATGGGAAAAGTTATGGTGACAGTCATGCTTGCGTTTGCCGAGTACGAGCGAGATATGATCGTTGAAAGAACCAGCATGGGTAAGGCCATGAAGCGTGAACATGACCCTGATTGGCGGGAAGGTCGCAAATTAAAAGAAATTGACAACGAGCAGTTTGAAAAACTCGCTCAAAAACAAAAAGACGGTCTTATTACCGTAGCGGACTGCTGCCGGGAGCTTGGTATCAGCCGCTCTACATGGTATGACCGGGCAAGAAAGGTTGGGTGAATATGAAGCCGAAGAAGAAAAGGCGCTGGATTTGGGGCGTTGCCGTAATCGTGTTTCTCAGCATCATGTCGGCGGTCTATGAGCCGGAAACGGACAGCACCCTTTCCGAAAACCCTGATACCTCAGCAACAGAACTCTCTACCGAGCTTTCGGACGCCGAATGGGAGCAGATTCAGACGATCTTTACAAAGTATGTCGGCAAGGATATTGAATACAAGCCTGTTTACTGCGGTGAATGGCGTGAGGGCAGGCAGTACAAGACAGAGAACTATGCCTACGGTCAATACTTGATTAACATGGACGATGACGGACAGGTGCATTTGATCGTTTGGGTGCAGGACAAGAACGGGTCTGAGGGACGCACGGTCGTTTACAACCGGCTCGACCAGAAATAAGACTTCCGTGAAGACGGAAGGACAGCCGAGGGGCTATCTCAAAAGAGGTAGTCCCTCTTTTTATTTGGAAAGGAAATGCACATGAATTATGAAAAACTCTCCGGCTCCATTCGAGCTGTGATCGACCGCCGACCGGGAGATAACGGGGCGTACAGTGACCTTTTTTCTCTATGCCGGGAGTGGGAAACCGAGGATTTCTCAGCGGCGCATAAGGTAAACAAGGAACTGCTGGCACTCTCCGCCAATCAGGTAGTCCGTGGCGGCGGGGCGAAGTTCTATGAACAGTGGCGGCGGTGTCTTCTCTTTGAAGCGCCTCATGATTTTGACTCTTTCATGACCTACATTGAACTCGACCGCAAGCCGGAAAAGCGGTTCTATGCCCCCCGCAAACATTATCTCAGACCGATGGTGCAGGGGTTTCAAGATGTTCTGGACGGAAAACTGCGTCTTTTGACGATCTCCATGCCGAAACGAGCGGGAAAGTCTCAAACGGGTATCAATTTTGTGAATATGCTCTCTGGCAAGTTTCCTGACCGCTCGACCCTGATGGAAGGGACAGGCGATGACCTTGTAAAGAGCTTCTACAATGGTTGTCTGGAATACCTGACAGTCCCTAACGAGTATCTGTTCTACGATGTATTCCCGGACGCACGGCTGATACAGACCAACGCTGACTCAAAAACGATAAATCTGAAAAGCAAGTCCCGTTTCCCAACCATCATGTGTCGTTCCATTGACGCTCGACAGGTGGGCTTGTCCGAAGCCACCAATGTCCTCTACCTCGATGACTGTGTGGAAGGTCGTGAGGAAGCCAAAAACCGCCAGCGGCTTGATGATAAGTGGGAAGTGATCTCCGGCGATATTATGGGTCGTGCCATTGAAGGTACACCGATGGTCTTTACCGGCACTCGCTATTCCCTGTATGACCCCATCGGTCGTGTGCAGGAACACGCACAGCGGGAGGGCTGGGCTTGGAGAGCGATTGAGATACCCGCCCTCGATCTCGTGACGGACGAGAGCAATTATGAGTACGAACGGGAAGGCAAGAAGGTCTTTACCACCGCCTACTTCCGAGAGCAGCGGGAGCTGCTGAGTGCGGAGCAGTTTGAGAGCGAGTTCCAGCAACAGCCTTTTGAAGCGAAGGGTCTGCTGTTCAACAAGGACGAGCTGAACTACTTCTTTGAGCTGCCGAAAGACTGTGACCCGGATACCATCATCGCCGTTGGCGATACGGCGGAAAGCGGCTCGGACTCGACTTCCATGCCGGTGGCGATGATATACGGCAATGCTGTGTATATCGTTGATGTGGTCTTTGATGACTCTCCCGCTGAGGTGACGAAGCCGGAATGTGCCAAGTGCCTGATCGAGAACAAGGTTGCTTCCGCCGTCTTTGAGTCCAACAATGCCGGTCAATATTATGCCAGAGATGTTGACCAGATCATTCGTGAGCGTGGGTACTCTGTTGGTATCCGCACGAAGCGCACGATCTCCAACAAGCAGACCCGTATCGAGTTCGCTTCCGACAACATCAAGAAGAACTTCTACTTCAAGCACCCCTCCACCTACAAGCGGGGCAGTCAGTATTGGAACTTCATGAAGGAAGTGACCACCTACACCCGCTCCGGCAAGGTTCCGCACGATGACGCTCCTGACTCCCTCTCTCTGTTGGAGAACGAAATCCGTATGTTGTCCGGGGGCAAAGTTGAGGTTTTCAAACGGCCTTACTGAAAGGTTGGTTTTGACAAATGTTGTGGCGAATGGTATGATAAAAGGTTAGTATTGACAACCATTGGAGAGTTTGATACAATGATAAGAGAGATAATAGGTAGAGGGAAGGAGGTGCTGTAAGTGGGTGCGAGAGCGTTGTTTGGTCGCCGTGTGATCTATACCGATGTTGCCGAAATCAATGCCGGGAACATCATTGATGTTCTGCAAAAGGCTTTGTTCGTCCATCTGCAAAACAGCGCCGACATTGACTATCTCTATCGGTACTATCGTGGAGATCAGCCCGTGCTTTATCGGGAAAAGGAAGTACGTCCTGAAATCTGCAACAAGGTCGTTGAAAACCGAGCCAATGAGATCGTGTCCTTCAAGGTCGGCTATCTGATGGGCGAACCCGTTCAGTATGTGAGCCGAAGCGATGACGAGAGCATTTCCGCTGAGGTCAGCCGCTTGAACGATTATGTTCTCAGTGAGGATAAGCCTGCCAAGGACAAGGAACTGGCGGACTGGTCGCACATTGGCGGTACTTCCTATCGTATGGTGCTTCCTGATGGGGAAGCTGATGTAGAGGAAGACGAAGCTCCCTTTGAGATTTTCACTCTTGACCCCCGCTTCGCTTTTGTGGTCTACTCCACCGCCCTCGGTAACCCTGCCATGATGGGCGTAAAGTATGTGAAGGACGAGAACGGCAATCTGATTTTCAGTTGCTACACCCGTGACCACTACTACGAGGTGGAGAACACTTGGGCGATCATTCGGAGCGAACCTCAGATTTTGGGTATTCCCATCATTGAGTACCCGGCGAATAAGGCTCGGCTGGGAGCCTTTGAGATCGTCCTCCCTCTGCTGGACGCTATCAATACCGTGGAGAGCAACCGCCTTGACGGTGTGGAGCAGTTTGTACAGGCGCTCATGCTGTTTCACAATGTTGATATTAACACTGAGGATTTTCACCAGCTTCGTGACGAGGGTGCAATCAAGTACAAGGACATTGACCCGCAGTTCAAGGCTGAGATCGAGTATCTGACCTCGGAAATGAACCAGACACAGACACAGACCCTCGTGGACAGTATGTATAACACCGTCCTGACGATCTGCGGTATGCCGAACCGCAACGGTGGTTCTTCCACCAGCGATACCGGCTCTGCGGTCATCATGCGTGATGGTTGGTCGGCGGCGGAAGCCAGAGCCAAGGACTCCGAGCTGATGTTCAAGCAGTCTGAGAAGGATTTCTTGAAGCTGGTTCTGCGTATCTGCCGTGACCTGAGCGACCTGACGCTGAAACTCAGCGGTCTGGAAATCCGCTTTACCCGCAGAAATTACGAGAATATTACGGAAAAGGCAAATGTGCTGACTGCTATGCTTGCCAATCCGAAGATCGCCCCGGTTCTGGCCTTTACCCATTGTGGTTTGTTCTCTGACCCGCAGCTTGCCTACCGTATGAGCATGGATTACGCTGAGGAACAGGAGAAAAAGGCTGCTGAACTCGCAACCAAACAGAAGGAGGTTGACCCGGATGGAGGAAACAAAGGGACTAAAACTGACCCCGGAAGCGGTCAGCAAGATTGAGGAAATCTTAAAGCACCACAATCAGGCGGAAGTCAAGGTGGAGGACAGCTCCATTGTGGTTATTGAGATACGCCGGAAAAAGAAATATTGAGTGGGTCAGGCAAGGGCTTGACTGACAGCCGTGGGGCTACTGATACCGAAAAGGTATTGGTAGCCCTTTTATTTTTCCTTCTAATGCCCTCGGAGTTTTCGGACAGTCCGTGAAAGCTCAGTCTTTTCGGAGATATGAGAAAGGCGAAGACAATGATTTGACCGCCGTAAGGCGTTGAATGGTCAGGGAAGACCTTAATCGCAAACGGGAGACAACCCGTAAAAACAGAAAATAGTGCTGAGTGAACAGCCTTGTTAAACGCAGGAGGTAATCATTATGGCAAAGATCGACACCAGCAAAATCACGGGCTATGCGGAAATGTCTGCGGAAGACAAGCTGAAAGCTCTGGAAGCGTTCGAGTACGAGGACAACGCCGCCGAGCTGGAAAAGCAGAAAGCCGCTGTTTCTAAGGCCAACTCCGAAGCCGCTGAGTGGAAGCGCAAGCATAACGCTCTGTTGGGTGAGGACGAGAAGAAGAAGCAGGAGCAGGAGGAAAAGTTCGCCAACATGGAGAAGGAGCTTTCCGAGCTGCGGGAAGCCAAGCGTGTTTCCGAGTTTAAGGCCAAGTTCATCGCTCAGGGCTATGACGAGGCTCTTGCCGAGGACACCGCAAAGGCGATGGCTGATGGTGACTCTGCCAAG